GACAGCCGCACATCAGCAGTGGCCAGGCGGTCACGCAAAGCCGCTTGATTACGTTGCGCATCGCTCAACTCCCGAGCATGTTGTTGATCACTGGCATTGAGCTGTTGCTCCAGGGCCTGCCGTTTGGCCTGTTCGGCCTGTTGTTGATGCACGCTCGCCTGGCTTTGCTGAAAAATCGCCTGAGACTGCTCAGCCGATTGTCGCTCAAGTTGCGCGCCATAACGCCAAGCCTGCACCTGCCAGACCAGTGCCAGCAGCAGGCAGACGCCGACCAGGCGGCACGCCCCTAGGACGTGCATAACACCGCCTTCGCCCGCTCCCATAGCCGCAGCCGATCCTCCAGCCCATTGAGCCCTCCATTAATGCGCCGTGTGATGGTGGTGAACTGGTCCTTGTCAGCGAGTTCATTCAACCCGTTGCTCTGCCAGAACCAGGCCGCGGACTCACACGCCCATTGCGGTTGCTCCAGCAGTTCAGGTTGGCACAGCAGGCGTTCGTCGCCAAACAGTGCTCGGCTGCAAACCAGGTAGTTGCGACGCCCGGTGATCTGGATAAGCCCCCTGCCCCGGTACTTCTGGCCATCACCATCGGCTTCGGGGGTGTTGCCCAGGCGTGCGGCCAAGGTGCCGGTGTCGTACTTGCCGAGGTACTGATCGCTGCCGAGTTCGCGCAGGTAACGCAGCTCGCCGGATTCGTGGGCGATCTGGGCGATGAATGCCGCAGCGCGTTTCGCAGTATTGATGTCACTGCGAATGAGCGCCGCATTTAAGGCGGTTAAAAAAATGCCCGCTCTATGGCGGGCTCCAGGCATCACTTCAAGCAGTTGGGGCAGCGATATGACCATTGGCTTTACTCTTGAAAGTGTCTACACCGACAACCCACCCGCCGTAATCATGCTGCGATACCCCGTTACCGGGTCGCCAACATGCACCACCTGCGTCATCGACCATCGCCCCTGCATGTAGGACGGCCAGCTTTCATCCAGCCGCACCAGCCCTTCGGCGGCCAGCAACGGGTTACCCGGGCAATCGATCACCAGTTTCAGACCTTCACGCCCCACACGGCGCAGTTCACCTTCTGCAACCGCGCGGGCTTCGGCTTCGTTCTGGCAGCGTTGGCGCAGGGTTTTGAACGGGGCAATCCCGACCTCAACCACCCGCTGCTTACAGGCGGCGGCATCCCACCAGGTAACGCGGCTCCCCATGTATTTCGAGCGGGTTGTTTCGTCGAGCGTGGCGGTGATAAACGCCTGGTCACCTGGGCGGTTGTCTTGGGTGACAGTCAATGTGACTTCCGGCAGCAGCTTGCCGGAAAGCGAGGTGGTCTTCCCGGCCTCCGCCAGCACGTACAACTCGTTGAACGGCTTGGCGACCGCACTGTAGCGCTTGGCAAGGCGGGTAATGAACGCCATGTCGCTTTCATTGGACTGGTCGATATGCGCAATCGCAATAGCGTCCAGCGCCGGCGCCATACGCGGTGAGTAACCGTGGCGACTGACCAGTTGGCGGAACACAGCCCCCAACGTCGTAGGCCCGTAACTGGCGGATCGGCGCTGGCGATAGCCGCTCGCGTCCACCCTGCTGAAGGGTGCTGCCGTGGCCACGATCGTCAAGCGCATGGGAAACAGCACGGGGGTTCGTTGATTGATGACGAACTCGCCTTTTTCCACCAACCCCGATTCCAGATAACCGACGCGCAAACCGATCTTGCCGCTCAGGCTGGGCAGGCCTTCCAGCCCTTCGATATTGAGGGTCAGCTCCAGCCGGTCGGCCTGAATACCGGCAGCGTCGGTGTGGCGCCAGTGCATCAGGCGTTGATTGAGCAGCGCCGCGTTGGCGCCGTAAAACTCTACTATTGGCGTGAATCCCTGTGCCATGCAGCCTCCTTAGTCCCAGGCCAAAACAGGTCGTACCGCACCCGGCCGCAATTGCATTTCCGGCACGACGACCCACACGCCGGCCGGCAGTACCGGCCCGTATTCGGCGAGCTCGGGATTCAAGTGCCAGAGGGTTTCTTCCGCCGCGTCATCGCAACGGCCCAATTCGCGGTAGAGCAGCAGGTTGACCGAATCACCAGCAATACTTCGCACTCTACGCATTGACGAACTCCTCCAGTTCAAGGGTCCAGGCCATGACCATCGCGGTGCCGTCATCGATGACCTTACTCTGGGTTTCCACCACCGAATTGATCCGCCACACCCCCCAGTTACGGCCAATGCCATCGACCAGGGGCAGCGGCACTCGCACATTTTGCAACGCGCGCAATTCGTCCAATCGCTGCATGCCGACGCCGTACATGGCCGTGCCGGCAAAGGTGAGTTTTTCCAGTTTCTGACCGCTCTGCCGCGACTGAGGCTTGCTGGCAATTATCGCCAGGTCGCTCCAGCCGCCGTCATTGGTTCGCACCAACGAGGAATACGCAAACCCTCGGGACAAGCCAAAAATAAAGTCACCCAGTACCATTTGCTGTCGCATCAATCACCTCCAGAAGGATCGGCCAGTGCTGCGTTGCGACGCAGTCCAAGGGAATCCGTAACCATCGGCATGCATCGGAATTGCAACGCCTGGATCACTTGATTGACCACCAACTGGGCGTCGGCCGGGTTTACGCCAGTGATCTGGATGCTCGGGGCGATGCTGACCTGCACGCTTTCTGCGCGCGCACTGTTGAGCTCCTTGCTGACCGCATTGGGTGCAGGCAGGCGGTCAGGCGAGCCGAACAGTTTGTCACCCATCCAGGCGCCGGCCTCACTGCCCAGCAGGCCACCGATTACGCCGCCGACCGCGGTGCCGACGCCGGGGAGAACCAGGGTGCCGATGGCTGCTCCGGCGGAGGCACCTGCCCAGGCACCGCCTGCAGTGCTCAGGCCCGCGGCGACGGCATGTGAATCGCCGTTGCTTACGCCCTGGATGACGTCCACCGCAGCTTCTGCCGTTCTCAATGGCGCGAGCCGCCGAATACCAACGGATTCGAGTTTTGCGAGGGCATCTTTAAGCGCGCTGCTGGCAACGCTTGGCGGGGCGGGCGCGGGGCTTCTGGCACCGGCAAAGAATTGAAAGCCCTGCGACGGCGCCCCTGCATGGACACCCTGTTGCGAGCCGCCCGGAATAAGGCTTTGTGTTTGAGGAGGACCAGAAAGTGGTGCCTTGGGCCTGCTGTTTTTTTTGCGGCCTTTGACCTGCTTTACAGCCCCGTCGAAAACCAGATCAATCAGTTTTTCAACAATCTTGTCCCTGGCCGTATCCAACAATTCATCCCCGGCGGATTTGTCAGCAGCAGGCACTGGGCCAGTCGACTCCTCTTTCAACGCGCTTGTTTGCGTATTGGCACTTTTAGGCGATAAAGAATCGCTGCTGATAAACAACGTACTGTTGAGCGTCTCCAACGTCTCGCGCAGCCGCACTTGCTCCTGGGTCAACGCGTTGATATCCACGCTGAGCGTGTACAGCGCAGAGCGCAACGCCAGCTGCGGCTGCGAAGAAGCCTCCAGGCTTACAGGTGCCACCGCGCTCTTGGAAAACGGCGCCAATACGTTGCCGAGATCCGCTTCGCCGAGCATCCAGCGGAAGTCTTCCTGAGCGAGCCGTATCCCATATCTAGTCTCTTGCATCCCGCTCTACTCCTGTTTAACGCCAAGGCGAGTGATCGCGATGTCGTAGCGGCGCAATGCTTTAGCGGCGTCCCAGTCGAGGATCTCCGCTTCGTTTACTGAATAAACCAGCGGCACCACATCGAGGATCACTTCGATGTCGCGTTGCGAAAGAAGGCCGCCGGTTGATTTAAAAAATCGTCGATGCGCTCCTGCAATTCGGTCCAATCGGGCACGGTCAGGCCGGCGAGATCGGGAATCATCAGACCGGTGCAGTGAGCCGTGATGAACTCGGCGCGCTGTTTGTTGGTGGCGAGTTTTTTCATCACCTTGGTGGCGCGCAGGGCAGGCATTTCCAGGGGCAGTTCGGTAAGGGTGCGGCCGGCAGCGTCGAGGGGCAACAGCAGCTGCACCGGCTGGTCGTGGGCGGTTTCCTGCTGTTCGCCCAGGAAGAACGATGCAGGACGTGTCGACATCTCATGTACGTATTGGGCGATGGTCACGTAGTCCGGGCGTTTGAGTTGATCGAGTTCTTTTTCCGACAGGCCGGTGGCGAGTTTCGCCAGCTCGAAGAACTGGTCGTCCTCGTCATCACCGGCCCGGGCCAGCGCGTCTTTTTGCGCGGCGTAGTACAGCGGCTTGAGTTGCACCTGCTCGATCGTCACGCCGGTATCGGCGCTGATCGGGGACAGCAGGCGGTGCAGCGGTGGCATCCAGGCCATGGGGCAATTCCTTGATGAAGTAATGGGGCGAGCAGGCCCGCCCCGGTGGGCTTAAGGCATCAGCACGGCACGGCGGGCGTCGCCCAGAATGTCGACGCCGTTGAGCACGAACTTCTGGGTGCGCACGTCGATGTCGATCACCGAAATACCGTTTTCCAGGCGGTTGTAGGTGCGGCAGGACAATTCCAGGGTGGTGGTGGCCTTGTCGCCCATCTTCAGCTTCGCCTCGGCCAGGGATTTGAGCTTGCCGCCGACGGTGTGGTAGGTGAAGTAGGTCTTGCCGTCCTGGTCCTGGCCGGCTTCGCGCACGTTCAACAGAATGTCGTCACCCAGACGCACGCCCAGCGCCAGCATGATTTCCGGGCCGGCGCCTTGCAGCACTAGCGTGGCGCCGAGCACCTTGCCGCTCTTGGCCATTTCTTCGGCGATAAAGCGCCCACCGGACATGGGCTCCATGTCGAATTCAATCTTCGGCGGGGTAAATTCCTCTACGGTCGCGGACAACGGCAGGCCTTGGAGGGTGGCCGCAATGGCCTGTCTTACACGGTTGGTAAACATTAGAGAACGTCCTCCAGGAACTGCTCGATGATTTCATCGCGGGCATTGAGTTGATAAATCATGTGTTCGTTCGGCGCGTAGCGGCCGTAGTCGATGACGATGTACCAGGTGCCGTTCTTGTACTTCTCGACACTGTTCAGTTCCGGGTGCAAGTACACGCTGCCACCGGGAATGGTTTCGTCGGCGACCAGGGTTTGCAGCCAGTCGTTGATGCGCTTGACCTCCTGGTCCATGAAGGACTTGGTGAGGTTCTTGGCCATGGCTTTCTGGCCGGCCTTGACCAGCTTGCGGCTGATCGCATCTTCAAGGCCAACATAGCTGATGAACTTGCCGGTGATAGAGCGGTTACCCAGCAGCGAGAAGCCGCCGAGACTGGTGCGGGCGTAGTAGCTCACGCCGTAGCGGTTGAGCAGGTCGCCTTCGGTGGAGGTGTCGAGGATGTTGTACTCGACCACGCGGGAAACGTCCTCGGCGAACGTCACCTGATTACCCGGGCTCTCCCACTGCTTGACCTTGGCCAAGGCGGCGATGGCCAGGGACGATGGCGCCAGGAACACGTTTTTCTTAGCCGCCTTGGAGTACACCGACGGCATGTTGTGCACCAGCAGGCAACGGTCGAAGCCCAGGTCGGCACCGCCCAGTTCGCCGCTGTAGGTCACTTGATCGGCGACGGTTGCGTCTTTGCCATCCAGTACCACACGGGCCTTGATGCGCTTGCCGAAGGAGGCGAACTCACCGGCCACGGCCTTGGTGCCGGTAAAGCCAGGAGCGCCAATGATGGTCAGGTCTTCCGGCACGCTGGCCAGCGCGGCCAGGCCCAACTTGCGGCCAGTGACCGGCTCATCGCCGCCGATCACGTTGTTGATCGTGTCAGCCGGAGTGGCGCCCTCCTCCACGATCACCACGTAGACCGGCACCTTGACCACTTTCAGTATCTGGTAGACGGCATGAAACAGGGTGCCAGTCTCCGCACCAGTAGGGTCCAGCAGCGCCTGGGTGGTGAAGCTGTTGATACGAAACGGCGCGTTTTTCGGGATCGACGCATGGGCATTCGGCGCAGTGCCGACCAGGCCGATGACGTTGTCGCCAAGGCCACCCATGGCCTCGGGGGATTCAGTGGCATTCACGGTGATGCCGTTGTGCTCGAAGTTCAGAACCTCAGCCATGATTAGTCAGCCTTCTTGGGGGTGGGGTTAAGGACGCTGGTCAGTTCCAGGCGGCCAGCGGTGCGCAGGGCGGATGCTTCGACGTCCAGTAGGTCCAGCTCCTGGCCGGCGACAGACCAATGGCCGGCGCCGGTGGGGAATGGGATGAGGACGGTGTAGGTTTGGCG